TGTAGCTACGATTGCAAATAAATCTGCATAAGTTGATCTTGAAACTGCTTGACCATTACACTCTAAGAAACCTGTTGGCACTGAAGCAGAAGACCACGGCACAATAGTCGCTGTAGGAATTCCCTCGATACCTGTAAGGTTTGCTCCATCAAAATCGTATTTAGTTGCTTCGTAATTTGACATATTATTTCTCCGTGTAAGTCCATCCTGTTGTAGCGTCTCCAGAATATACTAATCCAAAAGCTGCACCTTGTGTATTAACTACAAGATCAGATGCTGCATTAGCTATATTAGAAGAGTTTCTACCAACAGTCAATGCGTTAGTATTGAAATCATAACCTTGATCTACAAAATGTACTTCATCTCCTGTAGCAGGTGAGGCTGGTAGCGTAATTGTTACTGCTCCACCATTTGTATTTACTAAAAGTTTAGCACCAGCTTGAACTGTTTCTGCCGCTGATACTGCTCTCCAATTTCTTTGTTCAGACAATTTTACAACATTTGTTCCATCAGAATACAATGTGTATTTATTTCCTTCACACAATAGTACACCTGTTCCAGATGCAGTTTTGAATGTTAAAGTGTTTCCTGCATGATCACATGCGTCCTCAACTAAATAAGTTTTTTCAACTGAGTTTGGAATACTAACTGTTAAGTTAGAAGCTAAAGTCCCTGTTAATTTAATAACTTCATTTTTACCATTTGATAAAGCACCATTAGTAAAAGTTAAAGATCTAGCAGCGTTAGTAATATTAAAAGTAGTAAAACCACCAATAGCTTGTTCTAGAATTAAAAGGTTAGTATTTGTAATTTGTCCCCAAGTTCCTGAATTTTCTCCAGTTGCTTGTACTGTAAGTTTTAAATTTGCTGATGTTGAATTCGCCATATTAAATTCCTTATATCGTTTATTTTATTAAAATAAAGAGAAAGTGTCAACTCTTTATGCAACGACTTCCCTCCATCCAGGAGGATCTATTGGAGCAGAACCTGTATTTATTTCGTTCCAGATAAGAGCATTACCATTTCCTACTGCTGGAGTCAACCCAAAACCATTGAAAGTTGCAGTAACATCTGTAAAAGCAGTTACAGAAGCAACCCTTGCTAATAGAGGATTTCCAGTGACATCTACCTGTTGATTTAAGTCTATTGTTTCATTTCCTAAAACAGCAGACATTGCTATACCTGTTACATTAGGAGAAACATCCCCCTGCATTCCAAGAGTCCCTAAAGATAAAATAGCTCCATTACCTGTAATCGATGCATCAGGTGCAGGGTCAACAATACCTAAAGTTAATTGAGCTACATTTAAAGTATTAGCAGTTACGTTTGCATTAGCTGTAATTGTTTCATTGCCTAAAGCTGCTGTCATTGCAATTCCAGAAACATCTACTTGCACTGAACTACCAGCATCACCCCAATCGTTTATACCCCATTGAAGTCTTCCCCAACCGATTGTATTAAATGCATCAACAGTTCCAAGACCCATAGTAGCTGCAACACTTGTAGGCATCGCGTCAGGGCTAGCATCAACTGTTCCTAAATTATTTGTAAGTGGAAAACCTGTAATATCAACTTCAGCTGAACCAACACCTGTTACATTTCCAAGACCTGCTGTTAATAATTGATTATTGTTTGTAGATGGACCAGTGTCAACATCTATTGATGTAGTAACACTTCCTAAATTAAATGTTGCAGAAATTCCTGTAGGAATAGTTGTGCCGGCTATACCCCAACCTTGAAGACCCCATTCTTGTCTACCCCAACCTACATTAATTTCAGTTGAGCTTGACTCGTCTCCTAAAGATGCAGTAAGGGCAATACCCGTAACTGTAAAAGTTGGATTTGATGTATCGTTCCACTGGTTTTGACCCCAAGAGCCAGTACCCCAAGTTCCTGATGCCATAGGAGTTTACCTCCTATTTAACCAGAGATTCTTAAAATCGCTGCTGTTGATGTTGGCGCTGGAAACTGAACTGTAAACGTACCTGCTGTAGCTGTTTTATCTGCTCCGAAATCTAAAACACAAACTGCAGAATTAGTAGTTGCAGATGATGTGTTGTAAATTAAAGCTCCTCTTGCTGTCAACGTAACATTCTGAAATGACAAGTCAGCAAAGTCTGCTCTTGCAACACCTGCTGTCAAAGAAGTAGGATTGTTTACAAGTGCTCCACCACCAGATGTGTAGTTTGATGAAGTAACTTCGTTACCTGTTGTGAATGAAGTTGTTGATGAGTTAAGAGTAGCTGAAGAAGTATAAAGAGCTAACTTATATTTATCACCACCAGTTTGTTTAAAGTTTGAATCACCTTCTAGTAGTAACTTTTTAAAGTTGTTTGCAATTGCTTGTGTTATAGCCATAATTTATTCTCCTATTTACCTATACGAGGAACACCACTTTGATATTCATCTCGTCTTCTTCTTCCCATTTGTTCAATAGAGAAGCCTTCTACCACTTGTTTATACTTTTGTTCGTATAATTGCAAGAGGTCTTGTGGCCCTTTTAGAAAACCATAAGCCTCAACAAGGCATGCATACAGAAGTCCATTGGGAAAGTTTGTACTTATATATGTTGTTGTATTTGTACTCGATAATCCGGGATCTTTCAAGATATAATTTAACTGAATTATGTAAGTTTGATCAGGGGTAGGAGCCACAATAATTCTATTTTCATCCCACCAACTATAATATTTTGGCACTCCCGTCACAGCAGTTGGATTGAATTCAGACATAAAACTTGTGTCTCTCCATTGTAAAAATTCTCTGTCTTGATTTGTATTTCCATCAGCTAACTCAGAGTCTACAATCTGGGCAGATCTAATTATCAAAGCATCTGTAGGAGCGTCAATAAATCTAGTAGAAGCTATTAAATTAGCCGTTACATATTTTCTGTTATTATCAGAATCTACATCTCTAAATATTCTGTATTCTGCATCAAGAATAATACCATTTAAAATAGTGTCAGATAATACTGTTGATCCAACTTCTGTGTAATCTCTGATTTTTGTTTTTAATTCGTCGTATGTCATCCTTGTTTAGTATCCAATGGTCCAGCTAAGACTTGAATACCTCCTCCTGTTTCTGTACTCGAAGCATTTGAAACCAAGTTAAACGTATAACTATTTTCTAAAGTTATTGTAGAAGGTTGGCCTGCTTGTTGTTGAGTTGTTTGTATCATAGTTATTGAATAACCGCCAACAATAATTGCACCTGAATTATGAGCGCTAGCAGTTGTGTTTTTAGGTAAGACTCCTCTAAACTGTGAGTTAGTTCCTCTTACACATCCTGTTAAATCATTACTTGATTTACCAGTGTATTGAATAACTTCATTGTTAAAATAAGAATCTCCATCATCTGATACATCTACTTTTTCAATCATAAAAAATCCTGACGTAGGAAACGCTGAAGCATCTGTTAATGAAATAGTTGTGTCAGTTGCAGTTATGTTTGAAGCTAACGTTGTAGTTAATTCTAATGTAGATTTTGCTACACCACCAACAGTTTGAGACTTAACTGCTTGAAATCTTACAATGTCATTATTTACTCTTGCACTATTTGGCTCTGATACGGTTACTAGAGTTGAACTTGAAGCTGTTGTAAAAGGATTAAGAGGTAAAAAATCTGTAGTTCCAAATTCTGTTCTTGCAGGTCTAGCAGTTTCTAAACCTTGTGGATCAGCAACAAATGGTTTTGGTTCTAACTGTGGTTGCTTACGTTCGTATTCTGAATAATGTACAAACTGACCATTCCATTCTGTAACCATTTCTCTCCACGGAAAAGCTAATCCGCTTCGGTCAGAGATTGCTAAAGCGTGTTTCCCTTTTGCAAACTTTGCCATTAGATCTCCGGATAATAAGTTTTAGGTGATATGTAAACACTAGCAGATGAACCATCTTCAGCTAATGCTCTTTGTAATTCATCCTCGTAAAGTAATTTCATTTCTTGTGTTCGTTGAGGAGCTTTCTTTTGTGATACATAGTAAGCTAAACCTGCACACATACAAGGTACAAATCTATTAACCACATCTGCTTCGTTAGTATATTTACCTGCGTCTTGTAATCTTTGTAAGTAATAAAAGAAAACAAAATCTCCAACTTGAGAAGTACCTGGAGTTAAATATAAAGTTACTGTAACTCTATCTATAAATCTTTGTACCCAATATTGAGAAGGTTGACCTGTAGCAGTTTTATTTGAAAAAGCTGAATACTGTGATCTGTTTACTTTTGATAAAGGTGAATCTACATTAGCAGCAGTTCTGTAACTAGATTCTAAAAGATCAGAAGCCATATTTACAAAATTATTTACAGAATCATTTTGTGCATGACCAGCAGCTGTTGTATCATCAATTCCTCTATCAGCTGTTGAAGCAACAATTAAATTGTTTCCTGAAATAGAACTGTATTGAATTATTTCGTTATTGATTTTTATTTTACCTGAAGCAGGCATCTGGGCCACAGAAGCAACAGGGATAGTTAAAGTAGTTGAAAGGATAGCAGAAGTTAAAGTAGTTGTAATTCCATCTGATTCACCATCACTTGGTGATCTATAAATTACATATTCGTTTTGACCATTTACTAAACTAAATGCATGTTCTCTAACTTGCCAAAAATGGATACCTCTATTGTCCCATTCTTGAAGCATTATATTTAATGATCTTCTAGCTGAACGCAGGTCATTACCTGAGTAATCAAAGAAACCTAATCTTTCAAAAGCTTCAGTTATAATATCGTCGATCGAGAATGTTTTCTCGAATGTAGTTGTGCCTGAAAAAGCCAAG